CTGCAATCTCACAAATAGACACATCCCAAGGAAATGGATATCTATTTTCACGCATCCATTGTAATACTTTCAAGTGTCCTCTTTCGGCTGCATAAATACAAGCATATTTATCCCAGGGGCAATCGTTTTCACGAGCCCATTGGAGAACGTGTAAGTGACCATTGGCAGCCGCTCTGGCAATAGTTCGTCCATCACACATAACTCCAATGGTATGCAACCATTGGAGAATGTGTAAGTGACCACCAGCAGCGGCAGCCGAACAAGTCAGTTCGGATATGGGACATCCATTTTCTCGTGCCCATTGTAAAACTTCCAAATGACCACTTTCCGCAGCACAAAGACAAGTTTCTTCATTCCATGGATAATTATGATCACGTGCCCATTTAAGAAGTTCAATGGAACCCATTTCCGCAATCTTAGAGCAAAGATGTGTATCAGATTTAATTTTTTTTAGATATTCGGTGAAGAACTTTGTGCAAAGATCACGGAATAAATGACATGTTTCTGAAAGTGTCAAAAGGAAAGAACCATGATCGTTACAATCATAATCCTCAATCAATTTTCCAGTTATTAATACCAAGATTTCTGGAGGTAATTCTTTTAAATAGACATTCATCGTATTTATTTCTCTTGATAATTCAATGTATTTATTTATTGAAAAATGTTTTTTATGGATCTGTTTAATGTTTATATTTTCAATTTTTGTGATTCTATGAACATATTGGCCAATGTAGAAAATTGAAAAATTAAATGTTTACATCGCCCAATATAATTTTGGAAAACATCAGTCATATATTGAATTTAAATTTGTCAAAAAACCCAATCCAATTATTCAATCAATTTCCAATCATGGAAATACATAACATAACATCGGAAATCTTGATTTTGGCAACACAAGAAAAAGAATTTTGTAGTGCCCATCTTAATTTATTTATTCGTGCTACTGATGGCGAAGTATATTTGATATATGGCAAAAATGCTAAGCACAATAACATTGCATCTTTGGGTGGCTTAAAAGATGGAGAGGAAACAGTATGGAAGACTTTGTGCCGTGAAGTTACGGAAGAAACTGTGGGTGCCATTTGTGATCCAGAAAAAATGATCGATGTCATTAAAAATTCCAAATCCAAACTGGTTATCACGACTTCTCCCAAAGGAAAGCACTGGCATTTTTTTGTCACGACAGACGAATTTCAATATCAAGAAATTTTGGATAGGTTTGATGCTATCATGACCAGGGAAAAAGATAATCTACCCGAATCTTGGAAAGAAAATTCTAACTTGGTGGCAATACCAGTGAATGAATTGCGCCACAAAATAAATGAGGCCGAGCATATTGAAAAGGGAGATGAGCACATCATTGTGGAAACAACCACTGGTCCCGAACATTTCAGATCACTTTGCGTTAGATCCATGCGCATATATTTGAAAAGTTTGGAAGAATGATCATATTAATTTTTTGAATAAACAATTAATATGATGACAGAATGTTTTCCATCTAAGGCATCGATATAAGTATCTTCTACATTCATTCCATTGACAACCATTTTCCCGCACTCATTTAAGAATTGATAAGTGACCACTTTCAGCAGGACGAACAAGTCCATTCATTCCAATCGCAACCATTGTCCCGGACCCATTCCAAAATTTCTAAATGACCACCAAGTGCTGCATTTGCACAAGTTTTTCATTCCGCGCGCAATCATTTTTCCTGATCCATAAAGTCAGCAACAAGTGTTATCATTTCAAATGATGAATACTATTTATTGCCAACTAGATTATTCATTGTTAATATTTTTCAATTTTGATTAATGATTGTTTGATGGTTCATCAAACAATCATTATATTTGTTATAGACGAGCGTCATTTTATATGACCATAAAAATGGTTAATGATTCAGTTAGAAAAAAATATTAGACTAGTCAATGGGCGCCTTTATTGTTATATATGATGAATCTATTTTTGGTTTTCAGTAACCATCTCCAAAATTTTTTATATATTCATCAAGAGCTTATTATTTTTTACTTGTATTCATATAGTTATCTTGTTGTTCCATGGCTATTATATTTTTGATAACTTTCGAGTCCAGAAGTATAATACGTGCGGACGTTGGCCAATCTGATGGATCAATACGTAACATTGGATATCTCATTTTTGTTTTTCCGGATTTGGGCATTGTTTTCTGGATTGATTGTTCTCTTTTTTTTATAAATTTGAGATTCTGATTTTTGGATAATTTTAATGACTATATCTAACAGTTATTTATTCAATTTTTTTTACAATTTTTCAGTTTGGACGGTTAATATTTTTAATTATTTCTAAAAAGACTAGCAACCGCTACAATCAATAACAAAACTGTGTTACTCATTATGATGCCACTTATTTGGTAATACCTATTAATGTGACAACCATTAATCACATATTTTCGGCTTCTGATAAGTCACAACTGGAGCTATTTTCACTTGTATCAAAAAGAGCGAACATGGTCGTTCCTGGGATAGAGAAACTTGCAGAGGTGCTGCGGAAGGAGGACATTTAGATGTTTTGAAATGGGCCCATTTTCATGGGTGTCCTTTAGGTAATCATATTTGTGTGTTGGTGGCTAGTTACGGCCATGGAATTCATTAAATTTTATGATCCAGATTATCCAGAATAATAATTTTTTGGATATGATTCGTTTAGTGATAAAAATTGAAATCCAAATGTTATGATTAATATGAAACAGCAACACAAATTAATTACATGATACACAACAAAAAATAAATAATTTGTTGAAACGTCTGTGACAATTCTTATGTCTTCACAAATAACAGTTCATAAAAGTGCGCATCGTAATGAAATCAAACCAAGCAAACAACGAAGAAAAAACATCAGACAAATGATTTGTGATTGGTTTCATGTTTTACAAAATGATCTAGTTGATACAGATATGTTCAATGATGAAATTTTTGAAATCAGCAAAAAAATTCAAGATTTGCCCAGGAAATTGGGATAAGATTCTCAGGATTTTATCATTGTTCAGTACTCGTGCAAATCCGCATTTCCAAGTTATCCATTCCCAACTTGGGATGAAAAAATTTATGGACCTAATCCTAATTTGGTAGAAATATTGACCGCGCTCCGGAGCAAAAATGTTTACATTTACAGTTTTGAAAAAATTCAAAAAATACAGGAGTAAAATTAAAAAACCCGGACACATTTTCGACAAATGTAGACTTCGAATTGAGTTTTGCTATGATTTTAGTGCATACTACTATTATCCACACGGATTTGCGGTGTATTTGACTTTTACCAATACATTGGATTCTCGTTGTCTTGTTTGTTGATAATTGTTTATTTTTTGGGTTGATAGAATCTTAAATGTTGACTAACTTCTCACAAACTGGAGTTCATGAGAAGTTAATTTGAAGTTCGTTATCTCCCATATATACTGAAAGAATAGTGTTGGATAAAACCTTTCATTTTGGCCCATTCAAGGACTTCTGTTTGTAACCTATTACAAGCTATTTTAGTACATTTGTCAGTCCATGATAAACCATTGTCAATAGCCCATTTCAAAACATGGAGCTTCCCGAATTTAGCTGCCACCACACAAACGGATTCATCACAATGGAATCCCTTTCCAAGAAGCCATTTCAAAACCTCTAGATGTCCTGATTTAGCAGCCTTTACACAAACAGATTCATCACAACGGAATCCCTTTTCGAGAAGCCATTTCAAAACCTCTAAATGTCCTGATTTAGCAGCTTGCACACAAATATAATGCTCATTAGAATCCCACGGAGCGCGCACGGGACAACCATTATCGACGGCCCACTGCAAAACATTCAAATGTCCATTACGTGCAGCCTCATAACAAGTCATCTCATCCCATGGGCAGTCATTTTCGCGCAACCATTGCAGAATAATCAAGTGTCCTTCTTTGGCTGCTGAAGAGCAAATATTTTCACTCCACAAGCAACCTTTTTCACGCAACCATTGCAGAATAATCAAGTGTCCTCTTTCGGCTGCATAAATACAAGCGTATTCATCCCACGAGCAATCGTTTTCATGAGCCCATTGAAGAACATGTAAATGACCATTGGCAGCCGCTTTGGCAATGGTTCGTCCATCACACACAACTCCAATGCTATGTAACCATTGCAAAATTTCCAGATGACCATGTGATGCTGCTATGGTACCACAAATGTGTTTGCGCAACAGACAGCCATTTTCATATGCCCATTTGAGGACTTCAAAATGTCCTCCTTGTGTAGCCATGTTACATGTTTTATCGTCCCATGGACAACCATTTACGTGGGTCCATTTCAGAACATCTAAATGACCCCCATAAGCAGCATTGGCACATGTTTGTTCATTCCAAGGGCAACCATTTTCCCTGGCCCATTTTAATATATCCAAATGACCCCCATAAGCAGCATTGGCACATGTTTGTTCATTCCAAGGGCAACCATTTTCCCTGGCCCATTTTAATATATTCAAATGACCTCCATAAGCAGCATTGGCACATGTTTTTTCATCCCAAGGAATTCCATGTTGTGAGGCACGGCTGTTGCGTATTTTCCGTCTTTTGGTACGCACGTGATAATAATTTTGACGAAGCCATTTTAAAACTTCAAGATGTCCGCCCAAAGAGGCTTCTGCATAAACGCATCCATTCACTTGATAACCATTTCCGCAAAACCATTTTACGACCTCAAGATGTCCTCCTCTGGCGGCTGACTCAATTGTGGACAGTTTTATGGGAAACCCTTTTTCCTCAATCCATTGAAGAAGTTTGAGATAACCATGTTTAGCTATTTGGGCAGAGACACTGACAGCTTGGTAATATGTCAATTTCGGAACGTGCATGGACTCTGAAATTTGACGAAATCTTTTACACACGAACATAAGAGGTAGGAATTCCTCATGGAGAAAGAAACTGAACAGATACAAAATAAGTTCATCAGGTAAAAAATCGAATTGATTGTAATTTTCCATAGTTATTTCGTAGTAATATATTGATTTTAGAATTTAACAGCACCATTTATGTTTTGATTTTTCAATTTTTTAGTTGCATCTATTTAATTTTGAAACTGACCACATACAAACTTAGTTTGAATGTGATTGGTTTGGTATTGAAGCTATTTACATTGCAAAAAAAAGAGCACTGTTTACGTTAATCTCGTCGAAATTTTTCATCGATCCAAGCCACAATGTCGTCGTGGCCACAAGCACGGAGTTTCTCCAAATCATATGGGCAATGGTTGTTGATTGCCCATTGTAAGACCTTGAGATGTCCATTCTTGGCAGCAAAGACGCAAGTGTCTTCATCCCATGGGCAACCGTTTTCACGGGCCCATTGGAGAATAGTAAGATGACCTCCATGGGCTGCCATAGCACATGTCCCTACATCCCACTCGTGTTCATTATGGAAAGCCCACTTCAGAATTTCTAAATGTCCCCCCCAAGCAGCATACGTACAAACACAGTCGTAGTGGGGACAATTATGAGAAAGAGCCCATTGAAGTACCTCAAGATGACCATACTTGGCGGCTTGGGCGCAAGTTTGATTATCCCAAGGGCAATCATTTGTTCTGAGCCATTGAAGTACCTCAAGATGACCACCTTTAGCAGCCTCTGCACAAGTTTGTTCATCCCAAGGACAATCATTTGTTCTGAGCCATTGAAGTATCTCAAGATGACCACCTTTAGCAGCCTCTGCACAAGTTTGTTCATCCCAAGGGCAACCATTGTCTCTGAGCCAATGGAGGACATTGAGATGACCACCCTTGGCAGCAGCTGCACAAGTAGTAGCATCTACGATGAAACCACAATCGTAAAACCATTGGAGTGATTTGAGATCGCCTTCCAAAGCAAGACGATTGGAATGTTGAAGAGTTTGTTCTGGTGTGATGATGTGTTTAGAATGGCGGAAAATTTGGCGGAATCTCTGGCAACAGCATGCGAGAGGAAGAGCTTCGGAGGCAGAAAAAAGGAAAAATAAGGTTAAAATAAGTTCGTTAGGCAATAAATCGAAATAATTAAGGGTATTCATTTTTGTGAATCTGATTTGAATACTTTGGACCTTCTTAAAATTTTGATTTTCAATTTTTTTGAGTTCGTGCATTTCATCATTTTCTTTGAGTTATATCAAAACATCCGAATGGCCACCTTCAGTAGCCCAACATCAGCGTTCTCATCTCGGGGAAAAATATTATGAATTTGATCTGACATTATCATATCCAAAATCAATGTAAATTGTCTCGCGAATGCCCAAGTCATAGAGAAGGGTACAATAAAATAATGCAACATGGAAACAATTTGATACTGGATTTATGCTGGTATTGCGAGTCGTTAAATTATAATAAATTTTAACCAGAGTTGTGACGTCAAATTATAAACCAATTTCCTACAAATGAGTTTGTGTGAAGTTGGTTTTTTTTTTGTGTTTTTTTGGTTTTGTGTTTTTTTGGTTTTGTGTTTTTTTGGTTTTGTGTTTTTTTGGTTTTGTGTTTTTAGTTTCAGTGTGAATATATTTACAAGAACAAAATATTTACAAGAACAAAATATTTACAAGAATAAAATTTTAATCTCATCGTCGTCCTTTGCGCCCTCTTCGTCGTGATCTCCGCCCTCTTCGTTGTGTTCTTCTCCCTCGTCGCCACGAATTTCGCCATTCTGTGGCCTCTTCCTCTGAGCTCTCGCCCTCGCTAGCCTCTTCGTCTGGAGTCTCTCTCACTACCTCCCTGGTTTCTTTCACAAGACTTTGTCTCTCAATAATCTCTTCGGCGCCGGGACAACCTTGATCCTGAAGATACCGTAGAACTCGTTGATGTCCCCCCATGCGTGCCGCTTTTGGGGTATCACTGTCCCATGGGCAACCATGCTCATGAGCCCATCGCAAAACGGTTAGATGTCCGTTGTCGGCCGCGGAACGACAAGTATCTTCATCCCAGGGACAACCCTTATCGCGAAGCCATTTCAGAACTCTCAGATGGCCTCCTCTGGCGGCGTTACTGCAAGTACTTTCATCCCAGGAATAACCTCTTTCCCTGAGCCATTCGAGAATAGATAAATCGCCTACAAATGCCGCAGTGTCACAAATATCTTCCTCCAATGGATAACCATTTTCATAGGCCCATTTGAAAATATCAAGATATCCATATAATAAAGCCATCTCACAAATTCCTGCGATCCATGGACAACCATTCTCGCGGGCCCATTGGAGTATGTGTAAGTGACCAAACAAGATCGCATTTCTACACGTCCATTCATCCCATGGACAACCATTCTCGCGGGCCCATTGAAGTATGTGTAAGTGACCACCGCGGGCTGCACCTGCACACGTCCATTCGTTCCATGGACAACCATTCTCGCGAGCCCATTGGAGTATATGTAAGTGACCACCGCTGGCTGCACCTGCACACGTTAGCGCATCCCAGGGACAATCTTTATCTCTGGCCAATTTGAGTATATTTAAATGCCCTCCTTTGGCAGCTGCCGCACAAGTATCGGAATCCCATGAATTCGGGACAAGCAAGAGTATGTTCAAATGACCTCCCCTGGCTGCACCAGCGAGGATATGGTTATACCATAGGGTATCCTTCTCCTTCACCAAGCCCAGGATATCGAGATGTCCTGCTTTAGCTGCTTCGTAACATGAATAATTGTTTGTGGGTGCTACCTCAAAAAGCCAATTGAGTATCTCGATACGACCTTCACTGGACGCAGCATTACAAATCTCCATTGGGCAGAAGCAGTCGTTTTCCTTAAGCCATTTGAGCACTTCCAGATGACCTCGTTTGGCCGCAGCGATACAAGCTTTGTCGTTCCAAGGACAGCCCATTTCGCCCAACCATTTCAGAACCTCCAGTTGCCCGGCTCCCGCAGCTGCTGCGGTCGTGGATTGGTTCATGGGAAAGCCGAGTTTGGCATACCATTGAAGAAGTTCGAGATGACCTAATTCAGCGGTTTGGTTGCAAAGAGAGAGAGCTTGGTGGTGCGAAATAGAGTGAGTGGATATATAGGCGGAAAAAAGATGATAAAATCTTTTGCATGTAAAGAGAAGAGGAAAGATTTCTCCATCGAAAAGAAATCCGATGAAAAAGAAAATAATTTCGTCGGGTAGAAAATCGAAAGGATTGGAACCTAAAATATTCTCGGAATCTAAAGTATTCATTGTAGTGAATCTGATTTGGTCCAATCATATGGACATGCTTAGTTTTAAAATTTTCAATTTTTTTTGTGGTTTCACGGTTTGTCACATTGTCCCATATATAAATCAATTGATGATCTTAAACAGATTTTGAACATAGACATAAGTTATCTATTTTGGACCATCATTGATAAAAAACTTGCAAGTCAATATCAATGGTATTTTAACGTGAGAATAATTGGTAATTTGGTCAATAATTTCATTTGGCAATAAACCAAACAAACCTATATTTTTGATTGTGACATTCATTAACGAATCAATATCATAATCAAATGAAATAATGAGTTTTGACATTTTTTGTTTTAATTTTTAGTGATTGTCGTGACAAAATGGTCACCGATTAATAATTCGGGCGATATCGTTGAATGTATTGTTTAAATCATCCAAAGTAGCTACATAAATATAGGGTGAGTTGATTTGTTTTTGGAAATCTTTTAACATTTCAGCACTTTTATTAACACCAAAACAGTTACCCATAACCACCAAGATAAATTTCCAATTGTTGGTCATATATGATTTAAATCTGGTTTGGATTTCAGTTTTTGAAATGTCAGACATCGCGAAGTTAGGTGGTGTGATGAAAATAACGTAATAATCTCGTATGATACCATGACCAAGAGAAATATCAATTGTCCGACTCATAGTATCAAATAAGTAAGATTTTATGTCATGACATCTTATCATATATGGACTTAATTTTGGCTGCTTGTTGTCCGGAGAACTTTTTAATAACATAGTGATAAATGTCTCCGAATCATGAACACAATAATTGTATGTGCATTCAGCACTCATCAAGCGCATCATTTTAGTTAGTAGGCGTATAGGGAAGGTAGATGTTTAAGTGATTTACGAACATTATGACTATATATCCTGATATGATATGTTGCACGAAAAACATCGACTAATTGATTTATTTTATAACTAGTGGCTTCGGCAATATTAGGGTGACATTTCTAATCGTTGTTCTAGTTCTGTAGTATTACATATCACAAAAGTAATATCGCCAGCAGTTTTGGATATTTGGTTATATTTTTTCGATCGGAATAAATTGGCGAAATTGAGATGGTTGGGATTGTTGAAAACACTAGAATGAGATGTGGTTGTCAATAAAGGTATTATTACTTCGTTGGTCTGTTGGTTTGGTTAGATTGTTTTGGATAATTCAAAGAATATTTATCTTTCCAATGTTCCTCAAAACTTTTTATTTGTTTGTAATTAAGTTTTTGGTATGTTTGTCAGTTGATATTGTTTTCGGTCCGATCATGAAGCATTTGTTGCATGATTTTATATGCTTCATTAATTTCTGACATCTTCGAAGAAAAATACTCTTTTTGGGATTGATCCGATTGATCCGTTTTATCCGGATGATACGCCATGATACTTTGACGATAGGCGTGTTGAAGTTCCATTTGGTTGTGGGGAAAACGATTCAAGCCCAAAACTTTTTCCAAGATCATATAATTTCTGCGTTGTCCAATAACGCAGAAATCTTCGTGATCTTTTCGTGATAAAATTCGGAAACATTTACACATTTGAATGCGCCAAAAGCGTCGAAAAAACAGACATAAAACTAAAGCGCGCAAACAAATTCATTTTACTCGTAAAAAATAATCAAATTAAATTAAATTAATAACCGCCTATTCATTTACAAGAATCGTTTATGATTAAACGAATCAATTTTTTTGATTTGTTCAATACACGAATTAAGATATGTAAGGTATGAATGATGCGGAATCATCACTTTTCATTCTGTCGGAATAAAACGCGATGAAATTTTTCATCACATCATTTTTGACCATGTCTATTGGCTTGCGTCTCTTGGCATCCAGAGCATTAGGATCGGCACCATTTTTTAGCAAAACACGAATAACCTCAAAGTGACCATTTTCGGCGACATAATGCAGGGCCGTTTTATGATGGGAACAATGACATGAAGCATTGGGGTTGGCTCTCAAATTTTCAAGTAAAAATGTAACACCTGTCACATCTCCACATTTGGCAGCATCAGTCAGTGGCGTGTTTCTCCAAAATCATGACCATTAACATTGATTCTATCAATAGTAACCAATTGTTTCGCCTCATCATATTTTCCTTCGCGAATACATGTAATAAGTTTGTTGGCTCTGTATTCCAATCGACTTGAACCATCTCGTGACTTAGCGTCGTTTTCTCCCTCAGGTAACCATCCTGATCTTTTTGCCAAAGAATAAGTACTAAACAATCGGGCACTCACTAATTTGCCAACACGACCAAAAAATTTCTGGGCAGACAACATGTTGGTTGGATTAACTAATGCTTACAATAGGACAATGAAAATTGTTTAAAAATAAAAATTTTCAATTTTTTTCCCAATCAAAAAATTGAAAATTCATCATTAAATGAAGTTCATTTATTATCGGAAATATGCAAAAACTGCAATAATCACAAATACGAATTAAAGTTATGACAACCGAAAAAATAGAAAGTGACACCAAAAACTTGTACGATTATACAAATCCAACGAGCGTTGTTGGTTATGTGGGCCAAGAAATTGCTGAGCTTAAGTCTAACGAACAACCATATCTTCTGATTTTGTATGGTCCACCAGCTTCTGGTAAAACCACTATCCTGCCCAAGATACTGGACAATTTTGGTCTTGACAAAAATTATATTTATCTGAGTGATGACAAATTTTCTTATGACACCGTCCAATACAAGGAGATGCGAAAAACGGACTTGACCGAATTACAAGATTTATCTGCCGAAGAATTGGATGATCATCCTATCATTAAACATTTACAGGAGGAGTACAATAAAATTAGGAAAAAGGCCAAACAATTATTATATATGTTTATGGGTTTGGCTTTTATGTATAAATATAACGTCATCTTGGAAATGACAGGTGTTGGATTGGATTGGTACATGTCAACTGTGATTGACGAATTTTATCATTACAAATATGATATTTATTTGATGTATCCATTTACCACGAACGAGGATTTGTTATACAGGCGATCTATCAAGCGAGCGTTCGAAGAAAAACGATTTCCGCCCATGAAATACTTCAAGATTGCCATTGATGTTTCGATCAAAAATTTCAATAAAATCTTGGATGAATCCAATATTACCAAATTTAAGAGTATTTTGGTTTATGACACGAAAAGAACAGCACCCGATGGTCATAATTTGGATGAACATATTATTTTTCAATACGATAGGCCTGATATTGTTTTGGACAGTGAACACTTTCGAAAGATATTGGTTAATTCTATGAAAAATTGAAAATCAAATTGCTACATCATTATAACAAAAACTAATATTTTTTATACAACATCAATATGGGCAACACAAAAAAACATATTAATTGTGACGATTTTGATACTATTTTAAACATTAAAAACAAACCCAAAAAATAATTGGATTTTCACCTTTCATGTAATGATACATTTATGATGGCAAACAATTGGTTTATGATAAAACGATGGGTGACTAAAGAGAACCAAATTAATGACGATTTAAATTAAAATCATTATTAATTTGCTTTTGATCCGCTCATTGAGTAGAAACACGGTGTCACCAAGTGATTAATTTGACGGATCATGAATAATTGTTAAATTCAAATTAAAACTTCGGGTGACAAAAACTGTTTATATCGAATACGAAAGTTCTGATACTGTTTGGGAGTGCTAACAACAACGAACATAAATGAATCCCATTCATTATCCAGTTTTCGCGGTTCTCTTTCCGTTATACCAGTAAAATAATTCGAATAATTTTTCCCCCATCAGAACAAACAAATAAACCGACAAATAGGCAACCAATGCTGTTAAAGTGAGTCTTATAAAAAATTGTCTGTTGTTCATGTTGATTTTATCCCAATCGTGCCAAATACCTTGGATGATATTTCGGGTCAACCAAAAATTGACTACTGATACGACAGCATAACCACATAATCCCAATGCCATGAAAGTGGTCTTGAACACAAAACTATTTAAACTGATCAAATAAATGATGCCTCCTGTTATAGTAAAAATCGTGGTGACTGTCAACATTGTGGTAAAACCTTTACGAATAAAATAATCTATGTGGAACTTGTGACATGGCTCATGATTGTACGTACAATGGGGTGACAATGTTTGTAGTTTGCTAGAATTATCACATGATTTGTTTTGGCGCTCAGTATTAGTGTCAATATCATCTAAATCATTTTTGCTGTTTGTGTTCGAGTTTAGTGGCAATCGAGTACAATAATATTTGGAATGCAACCAATCTTTTTTGGGTAGAATTAGTTGGCACATAGTTTTAGGCCGAAATACTGACGTACTATTTTTTCTGCCGCACACTTTTTGCAACGGACTAAATGAAATAAGCATATTGTTGGTCCGTATTTTTGGAAAAATGTTAGTGTTCGTCATGGAGAATTTGCGCAAACCAATGGTTTTGGAACACAACAGACGTAAATTTTTGCCCATGACATTCGGGGACAAGGCAAATAATTGGTTCAACAAACGTTTAGACATGGAGGTGATAATAATGAAATATTATTTCATTATTATCATGAATTTACTTGTTCAATTTTTTTATGTCGTGAATGATCCAATGTGGAACAAATCCAGAGTGAATCCATCACACATGTCAACTCATTATTATGATTGTGCGCCACGGTTCATGCGTCATGGCATATGTCACAACATCAAAAATATTCGGTTCACGTGGAACATCAAATAAATTGACATCAAACTTCAATAAACTATATGATAAAAAAATCATAGTGCCACATATGGCAAATGCAGTAAATATCACAATCAAACCCTTATTAATTTGGGCGTTAATGTCAATGAATTGGCGCTTTTAACCAAAATATTATCGACGAAATTATTGACGGTATCACTGACGATAGGAACAGTGGTACCGTCATCATGTACATACACGATCTGACATGGAAGAACCATAGGCTATCTTGCGAGCCAATTTGTATTCGAATTCCTTGGATCCTACCCAAACATCAGCCACTGTAGGCTCAGTCGGATCATCAAATAAATGAAGAACAGACCTA